CCTGTCATGGGTGTACCCCATGACAGGTCAAGCGATCTAATTGATTGAAGATGCTGCAATCACAGCTTTGTTGATAGTTTTACGTTTACTTCCTGCTAACGTGTTTACGTTTAATTACGTTTACTTACTGCTAACGTGTTTACGTTCTATCTTTTTAACAATGTGTTTTTGTTTTTGTTTATCAACCCAACCCTAGGAATTTCCTAGAAGTCTGGTCGGAATCTCAGACTAGCCAGCAACAAATATTGCACTGGTGAAACAAAATGACTGTACACCTTGAGTTGCAACTCAAGGGATTCAGTAACCTATATGGTAATTTATTTTCCGACAAATCTGCTGTCGTCTACGGACAGGGTATGAGCGCCCACATAAAACAAGTTTCGTGTCTTTTTCTGCTTTAAAAAGACACTCTACCAACCTTTTACTTCCGCAATTATTTACTTTGGAATTGTCAGTTCCAAAAGTACTATTTGCATTATGGTGTTGAAGAGTTTGGTGCTATAAATCCCGATGACAAGGGAGGTCTTTCATGACCCCATTCCTCCAGTGGAGGTATGGCCTTTAGTCATTTCATAATGACACCCTTATCTGGAAAGACGTCCAGAGGTGTGGAGGGCACTACAGCCGGGGGTTCTAACAAAAGAATCGTCGAACATGCGTCCAACTTGGTGGACATTAAGCAAGCCAAGACCGACCGCGGTGGAAACTTCAAAATTGAAGACGGTTCCACGCCGCTACGTGTTAGCGTTAAAACACTACCGTTTAAAACAAAAATTAGATTTTCTCGAAGGTGGCCTGACCCCTTTTGGCTCACTTTGAGAAATGACTCAAAATCTCGACTCACTAGAGCGAGTGCGACTGCCGACGCTTTTCGGCCAGATGCTGGTCTTCTCGATGATATATTTACTCTTCCTGGAAAAGTTCATGATATCTCTGAGAAAATTAATGCTGTTCAAAGATTTCTAGACAGAGTGAAGAGATCAATTCAATTCAGCGCGGATGATAGCCTCGTCGAGGCAATGTTGTCCCGTTTTGAAAGTCTCTTACTATTGTTGATTGATTTGAGCAAGCGTGACTCATTACAGGACATGATCATTCCAGTCTTAGCTTATGTGAAGACTTGGATGGGAAGCAAGAGCCTGTTTGGTACCGTGACCGGCCTTGTTATGAAGATTCTCGGAGAAGGGTCTTCAGGAGAATGGGAGGATTGCACTTCAGAAGGTGAATTCGTTCCTGAGAGTGGATGGTTCCAAGCCAATTGGACCTTGTTAACAAAAGGAAAATTTGGTAAGAAAATTGCAGGCTTGATCACCCTCTTAGTTACCTCAGGATTCGTTTCCGAAAAACAATCTAATGGTTACTCAGAGGAGCTCTTCCGCATTTTGCATATCAAAACCATGAGGAAAGAGAATCCATCTATACTTCATCATTTATTCTCCACTATTGATTTTTGTGTTGACAATGTCATCCCTGCCCTCACTTCGGGAGACATGTCTTTATTACTTACAGATGAGGATCATGATGAGATTGGAAAAATGTACCGAGCCTGTCTTGATGTCGTTCATCTAAATATTTCTGGCAAGATGGACATAGCCTTGGAAAAATATGGAGTCGAAGATGAAGCAGCGATTCTTGTCATGTTATTTAACACTAATCTTGGAGTTCAAAATATGATGAAACGCTGTGAAGGCGATCCTGCTGCGAGGCGTGAGTACAATAGTTGGCTAATCAAGTTGGATAAGCTTTCAACGGACTTACAGTCCTCCTGGCATGAGGCCGGATTGAGACAGAAACCTTTCGCCGTTTTATTACGCGGAGGTTCTTCTGTCGGAAAGAGTACTTTGGCCGGTATAGTGCGTCATACCATTTGTCGTGCTAACGGACTTTCAGAAAGGAAAGAACATTATTGTACTATAAATGGTAATGATCAGTACCAATCCGATTTTAGGTCTCAACATGTCTGTGTTTTGTTTGATGACATGGGAAATTCTAAGCCCGAGACTTGTGAAGGCAATCCCATCTTCATTTTAATTCAGTTTATAAACAACATGCATTGTTCGGCCCTGAGCCCAGAAGCTGATAAGAAAGGGAAAATGGACATTCGTTGCCGCATTGTTATTGTCACTACAAATACTGACAATCTTCATGCTAAATATTTTTCCATAAATCCTGCATCAGTAATGCGCAGATTCGACGTTGTTGTTGATGTGAAGTTGAAGCCAGGAGCTGCTGCTCCAGGTGGAGGACTTCACCATAAATTCGCTGGCAATCCTATGCCTGATGCGTGGTTTCTGAATTATGGGACTGTTAAAATTTCCAGAAGCGACTCCAATAGCTTGGCAGATGATTGGTCGATAATCTCTATCGGAAAAGCCGAACCACTTGCTAAATTTATCGCTTACCTGGTCACCGAAACGCCAAATTTCTACACGACTCAGAAGGAGATTGTCGATTCGTCTTCAAATTTCGTCGACAAGGAACATTGTCAGGTTCATCCATATATGACAGTGCCTTGTTTGATGTGTGATCCGGATTATGTTGCGGAGAAGAAAGAGAAAGTTGAAACGCAAGCGAAATATCCTTTTGAGGTCACTGACTGGGAATCATTAAAAGACAAGACTAGTTGTGCTTTTATATCTGAAGAACCCATTGAAACTAAACTCGAAAAACTCCCTAAGGTTGAACCACCTAAGGAAGATTCTGAGTGCAAGTGTTGTGGAGAGAGGTTTTGTGAATGTGACTACTATGATGATGTTAATAAAAATCATAGTTGGTGTCAATCTTGTCACGATTCTCTTGACCCACACAGTGGCCTTCTTGAAGGACCTCCCCCGAGGACCGGAGATGAGACCATTTTCAATTGGATAGGTGCTACAGCGCACAATGGTATCTTACCGAATGACACGAAAACATTCGTCGAGTCATTTGATCCATTGGAAAAGCGATGTGTGCTTTCGCCTAGAGATCGGATTCAAGAGATACTTGCTCAAGGTGGTTCTACCATTTCCCGCGCTGTCGAAAGCGTTCGGATTACCTTTGAAGACAATCCATTGCTGTTTGTTGGTGGAATTGTGGCCACTATTGGCCTTGGAGCTCTGACAATGAACACTTTCTTCAAGAAAGAGAAGATGAAACCGGAAGGCGCTATTGTATCCAAAATTCGAGAATTGGCTTCCACGCCAAAGAATATTGAGAAACGAGACGATGTTTATGCCCGTCCTTATACTCTGAATGCAGTGGCCCCCGAAGCTTCTGTTACCGGGACGTTACAACATATTGAGACCCAAATTGATAAGAATTTATATATTGTCTATTCTCAAGAGGTTGATCCCGTGACTAAAGAACCATTTGGTCCAAAGAAGTGGTGTAACTCATCACCAATTGGGGGATCCGAGTGGCTACTTCCTGGCCACCAATTTGATCTCTCCAAAACTTATAAAGTCGACTTCCAACTCCACCCTTCTAAAGGCGTTAAGAGATTTTCCGTGATAGCCAATGATTCAAATTTGCGTGTTGTTCCCCGAACAGACGCAGTCGTATTGGACGCTCCCTCTGGTGGAGACACGGCAAGATTCTCTAAATACATACCTGAAACTCCTGAATTTGAAGTCAAGGTTGGTGATCCAATCGCCATTTATCATGCTCATAAAGAAGTTTTGAAGTCCCCAGACAGTTATGTTGTACCCTCTGAATACAAGGTAGTGACTAAAGTTGATGCTGTCAAGAAGATTCATGTGAAGGGTGTAGGAGCCTATGTTGCGATTCTCTACAAGATTGACAGTCATGAGGGGATGTGCGGTTCAATGGTGTTCACCCATTGCAGAAATCCCGTATTTGTAGGGATGCATTCTGCTGGTAGTGACACTAAGAATCAAGGAGCTTGTGTAGCGTTGAACAAGAAAGATCTGTTTGCGACTAAGAATCGTAGAAAAGATTATATTAACATCGCCGAATCAGTTCCCTTACGACATGAAATATATGGTGTCAATACCAAGACCACACCAGATGTTCATTATAAAAATCCAGTTCATTATCTTGATGAGGAAACACCAATGTCAATGGAAATTTATGGGGAAAATGCACTTCCGCGTTCGAAATTCACAACTGCTGTAGAAGAATCAATCTTGGCAGAGAAGTTCTGTGAAGTTAGCGGAATTGACAAAACCCATACATGTCCACACCGGAAAGCAGTTCTTCCAAGTCGACATAGACATTTGTCAACAGCTGCTGAAGTCTTATCGCCGCCAGACCCTAAATTGTTGGAAATGGCATTGATTGATTTTAAGACTAAGCTTCGTAGAACTATTTTCAACCCGGATAGCAATTTCAAAGAGTTTGTCCATCCTCTGGACTATCATGATGCTGCGAGCGGAGTTCCAGGTGTTAAGGGCTATGATCCAGTCAACCCTAAGACTGCAATGGGGTTCCCTCTTCCAGGACCCAAATGGAAGTATCTTGTTGAAAATGCCCTAGCTACAGAACTAGGTTTACAAACTACCCGTGTTGTCAAGGAGGAAGTTATTGACGGCAAGACTATTAGAACTTATGAGATGATTTTTGATGAAGCTAAAGCTGATGTTCAGGGAGAGACTGAAGAAATTCTATCTGTCTGGCATTCGGGTAAGCGGACCAACATTTGTTTCAAGACTTTCGTCAAAGATGAAGCCGTTTCCTTTGAGAAAGTTGCCAAGAACAAGGTTCGTATTGTTTCAGCTGCTCCTGTCTCGATGGTCATTGCTTGCAGGCAATTGACGCTCCCACTCCTTAATGCAATGTCTTGCTTTCCCATGGAGTTTGAGAGCGCCGTTGGAATTGATGCAGCGGGTAAAGACTGGCATTGGATTGCTGAACAACTTGTTAAAGATTTTGGAGACAAGCTTATGGGAGCTGGAGACTATAAAGGGTTTGATATGCGTATCAGAGCCGAATTCTCACGAGCTGCCTTTGAAATCTTGAAATTCTGTCTTATTGAATGTGGAGTTGATCAAGAGATATGCGATCTCATCGATGGTTTGGCCACTGAATGTATGTTCCCGATCTACGATATCGAGGGCTTGATGGTGAAACTCTTCGGATCTAATCCTTCTGGTCACCCTTTGACAGTCATCATTAATGGTTTTGTCAACTCACTTTACATGAGATACGCCTATTACTCAATGCACTATACAGAGAGAAATGGGGATCTTAAGGTCGGTGATATTCCTTTATTCCATCATGTTGTTGCTTTGTTAACTTACGGAGACGACAACCTGTTTGCAAAGAGTGCGAAAGAACGTCTTTTCAATATGCGTTCTATTGCAACCGAATTGGGGAAGATAGGAATGGTTTACACCGATGCTGGTAAAAGCATGGATTTCCCTGAGACAATTGACTTTTCACATTTGGACTTCCTCAAGCGCGATTTTGCCCATAATGATATTGTTGGAGCTATGACTGGTGGGCTTTCCCTTGATTCTATCAATAAGTCAATCATAATGACTAAGAAGACAAAGGGTAACCCTTCCAGTGAGGCACAATTGGCAGCCCAAATCATGCATGGAGCATTGAGTGAGGCTTTCTTACATGGCGAAGATGTATATGATAGGTATTATGGATGGTTTAAACAGATGTTAGATATCGTCGATAAAGATGGTTTTCGAGTCGGAGATTTCTTTGATCCGCCGACGATTAAGGACCTGAAGAAGCGATACGATAGTACAACATGTGTCTACGACGATGCTAGAAGACACCTTAATTTGAAAGATGGAAAGGAAGTGCCTTTAGAACCTGAGATCCGTGGACCCGTGCAATCGTTAGACACAATTCATGAAAACGATGACCATGAATGTGATGGAAATGATGACTTCGTACCACACTCAGGAATCGTTGACGATGACGTTCCTGACCTCATTGACGATGACGTTCCTGACCTTATTGACGATGATGATATGCCTGCTCTTGTTTTGGGTCCTATAGTTGGTGATTATGGAGGATTTGACACTCTTGTCAGACCTGAATTTCCACGAGCGGTTTTCGAAATGTTGCCAGTACTTGAAGCAATGGTTGCGCATAATCGATTCCTGGATGAACTCGTTGAGTTTGCGAACTTACGATTGTTAGTACGGGACGCTAAGTCCCAAGTTGTTCAGGAAATCAGAACCATATCGATCACCGTCGCTCAGAGTTCGAATTTGATCACTCACACTGCAAACGTGTGGGCTGTCAAGCACTTCAGGGAGAAGCGCTGGAACAGCATCACGCGTAATTTTGGGAGGAACCTACCCCTTGATGTAGAGGGAAGAATTAGGGAATTCCTCCAGCCAGAGTTGGTAGAAATTGCTAATACCGACTATGGCACTTACATGTCAACACCAGACTTCTTGTCTGATCCGGTGTTATTGTTGGCGTGTTTAGATTGTATGGGATTGATTCCTCAAGCTATCAATCCCTAGACACCATCTCCTTTATTTGTTCGTTTAGATAGATTATTATATGTCATGCATTTAGAACACGTGGTGAGTTGCTTGGTAAGCACTCATCCCGTATACATTACTTCATATTATTTATATAGGTGCACTCCGGGCACGCAGTCAAATCCGGATATTGAACGTGTAGCTCTCACTAATTTAGAGTTAGCATCAGGAGATGCGTTTTTACCCCACAGCGGAAATGTTTCACAAGAACAGGTGGGGACCACTGAAAGTTCCGCAATGCTTGAATTCGTTGATCAAAATCAATCATATACTACACAAATTGATCATACAATGGATTCTACTCGTTATAGCACAGCTGACGTTGATACAGAGATTAAAAATTTCTTCGAGAGACCAATACAAATTTTCTCGAGAGATTGGAATGTCAACTCAGGGGTTGATGACTTATTTTACCCGTGGGACTTGTGGATGAGGAACCCGCGAGTAGCCAATAGAATGAGTAATTTCCGGCTTTTCAAGGGAATATTGCATGTCAAGTTCCTGATAAATGGGAATCAGTTTTATTGGGGTAAGATGTTAGCCTCATATACTCCACGGAACAACAGCGATTATGTTAAATACGAGAACACAATTAATTCCATTATGCCAGCGACACAGAGACCTCACTTATGGATTGATCCTTCGACTTCCCAAGGAGGTGAACTGGTGCTTCCTTTCTTTCACAATCTGGATGCTCTTGATGTTACTCTTGAGAACGAAGGGGTGCAGTTAGGATCGATTTGGCTTAAAAGCCTTGTTGATTTACAACACACCCAGAGCAATGTCAGCAAACCGGTTAGATTAACTGTTTACGCCTGGTGTGAAGGAATTGAACTTTCCTCACCAACGCAGAGCAATTTCGGAGATTTGACCCCACAGGCCGGTGAGGTTAAGGATGAATACAGTCATGCAGGAGTGGTTTCGAAGCCTGCTGGTGCTGTGGCTAGTATTGCTGCGGCACTTTCAGGGGTTCCATATATCGGACCATTTGCCATGGCGACAGCTCAGTACGCCACGGCTGTGGCATCAGCGGCTTTGGCCTTGGGCTATTCTAGACCCAGAATCATTGAACCAGCAAAACCAGTCAAAGTCTGGCAAACTGGTGATTTGGCCTCTACAGATCAGAGGGACGATACCTGCACGTTAGCTTTGACGACTAAGCAGGAAGTTACAATTGATCCTAGGACCACGGGGCTGAATGGAGTCGATGAGATGAGTTTTTCCTATTTAAACTCAATACCGACTTATTTTGCCACGACGAATTGGAATTTGGATGATTCCCAATATCAGCCGTTGATCTCTATAGCAGTAACCCCAATGATGTATAACATCGGATCTAATGTTATCCCGCCCTCTGCTGATGGCTATGTTTTGTCACCCACAGCTTTTACCACCTTGCCATTTGAAATTTGGAGAGGTGAGATGACCTATAGGTTTCAGATCGCGGCTAGTGGGTATCACAAAGGCCGTCTTTTGATCGTTTGGGATCCTGTTACATCAAAGGCGGTTCCAGAGTTGAACACGGTGTATTCGAAAATTGTTGACATAGCTGAGGAGAGAGATTTTTCAGTAACGGTGGGTTGGGGGAATCCATTTCCAGCTTTGAGAGTTCCATCACCCATCGTTGATGTAATAACCTCTGTGCCCTATACTACTAGAGGGTTGCATAGTGACGGTGTGTCTAATGGAATCCTTACAGTTTATGTCTTGAACGACCTCGTTAGTTCTGGTGACAATACCGCGCCTGTTTCGATACTCTGTCATTCTTATTCAGAAAAGATGAGCGCTTGGGGCCCGAATTCAACTCACATTAACACCACTAGTTTTGTGGCTCAGTCTGGTGAGGTGCAGTCTGATGAGAATACACCTACAGTTGCTGATGCACCATATAGTGATGCAAAAATGAACAGAGTTGGAGGACGAGAAGTCGATCATTTAAGCCAAGTGTTGTGTGGTGAAGACATTAAAAGTTTTCGATGTTGTTTGAAGAGGTATAATCAAGTGTCTTCGCTTTTCATTAATTCAACACTTCCTCCCAATTCGATTAGTACTATTAAGTATGGTTTTAGTGGTTACTGGCAAGGCAGAGGAACGGTTGATGGTGGCGGTTGGCCACAGTCTATGTTGTCCTATGTCACTGAGAACTATGCGGGATGGAGAGGATCGACTAGACACAAATTTCTTAGGACGGCTGACGATGGGAAAATAGCCCAACCTCGTGTTGGCAGATATCCAAACGTCGGTTGGTCTCTTAATCCGATAATTGAAAATGATCCTCTTACTTTCGAAAACCTCCAAGATAAAGTTACTGTGGATGATAAATCTTGGTCTGGGGAACAGATGACAAATAGACAATCTGGTGGCGTTCTCGATGTTGAAATACCTTGGTACTCTACAACGAGGTTCGCGTTCCCATTTCAAGATGTGGATTCGAGTACTTTAGGTGGAGAATTTTCGACTTTTGCCATCAATCCTGATAACGCGGGTGCTCAAGAAATCTATTCTTCTTGGGCCCATTATAGTGCCATCGGGGAAGACTACAACACTTTCTTCTTCTTAGGTGTGCAACCAATGTGGCTTTTGGCGGATTTACCTGTTCCTCCTCGGTCCCAATGAAATGGCATCCAGAGTTTCAGTCCACACTCTGGAATGCTTGGTGATGGACTAGAAAGTGCGAAGAAGTTTGGTGGTAATGAGACTCCACTAATCGGGACATTTTGTGGGACTGAAGATTCGGTTGCATCTTTTCGCACTTGTCTTGGTAGATATGCTTACTACCGCACTCTTGCTGGAGGAGGTTTCATACCACAAAATACACAGAGGACTTTTACTTATAAGCTGGCGATCACAATTAATGATCTAACACCAGGTTCTATACATTCCTATTTCGCTAATTGCTACGCCGGGTGGCGTGGTTCAATGACACTTAAGGGAATTCCGAAAATGAGAGAAGCTTTTAGTACGGAATTGGACATCCCATCCCCTTTTCCTAATAACTTTGTACGAACCAATGTTCGTAGAGGTTTGCATAAAACTAGCTCGACGAGCACGGAAGATAGAAATCTTCAAAACGCTCCCATCTCCATTGAGCGCGAACAGATAGACAAAGCTTGGGCAGGAGAACAAGTTTCGATACCCACCCAGGGAGGTGTGACACAATTCAAGTTACCTTACTACGAGAATAAAAGGTTTTCATTGACGAATGAAGTGTCGTTGGGGTTCGAGTATGAACATATCGCCTCCAGTTTCCGCGATGCTGTGAAACACATCAGAATAAGTGATGATTTATATATCGCACCCGGAGAAGATTTCAATGTATTTTTCTTCTTGGGTGTAATGCCAATGTGGAAGACTTAGTGTTGGTTTACATGTTATCTTACATATATTTACATAAAATACATACATACATATTTAAAGGCATTGTAGCGTGCCGCCACTCTTGTGGTAGACCAGCTGCGTTTAGTTGAACTAAGGTTTCAACCCGAGCGCAGCTCGGGGGAGATTTTCCTCAGTTACAATTTCTAAGCGTAGCTTTGCACTTTGGTGCACAAAAAGTTGCAAAACAATGCGACTTGCTTTTATTTTAG